TGCCGCAAAAGTACTTGGACTTGCTGGCCGATGTGCCGGTCGAAACCAAATAGATTTCTTTCATTCAGCCAAAGGCATTCAAATGAAATTCACACGTCGCGGACTATTCGGAATGATCGCCGGTGCCATCGCGGGCACAACGGTGAAAGCCAAGCCGCTGATACGACCGCTCCCCGGCGGCGAAGCACTCAATTTTCCGATGACCGTCACGAAAGTGCTGGTCAAGCCGCGTGCGCGTCAGCTAAAGGGAACGTGGACGATGGAATTGGCGAAGGATCTGAAAGTGTTGCACGGCATCGATGCAGACGCGGAATTGACTCTCCCCTTCACGGAGAAAGAGCGCCGGGAAATGCGTGGACTGCCAACTGTGGGCGCGTGACGGGAACAGGCAGACCTACCGTCCTTAAAATTCGGTGTTTGGGAGTTCGAGTCTCCCCGCGCCTACCACTTCTTCAATTCTGATTCGGGCAGATCCGGCAAGAACGGAACCAAATCAGGACGCAAGACCTTCACACACATCATCAGCCGCAATCCATAGGCGAACGCCCCTTGCGCCGTGAACGCCAACGCTTCGACGTTGGCCGGGAGTTTGGTTTCGATCAAACCCTTCTCCCGATTGAGTGTCACTTCAATCCCGCCGGGCAACTGATTGTCCCCATCAACACTATCGAACGCCGCAAGGTTCAATTGGTCGAAGTTGATCGCACCATTGCTCAACTTCAACGCCAACTGACCAAGCCGCATCCCGACCGCCAGCATGTGTTCCGGTCCACCCGCCAGCCAATCGAGTTGGGTGCCGAAAACCATGAGGATGTGTCCTTCGACGATAGTGACTGCGACATTCAAGCCGCCGCGATCATTCTCATTGAGTTTCGCGCCAAGATCGTAGTTTCCTGTGGGGCCAATCTGTTCCATTCCGCGATTATATCACGGTGGGATAGTTTAACGGCAAAACGACCGCCTTATAAGCGGGAAGCGCCTGATTAGCGCACGATCCGGGTTCGAATCCCGGTCCCACTACCAAACCCTAAATACGAAGCGTCATGGCAAATTTCCTCCAGTTCCTCCGGGAGTCCATCCAACCCGCGCCGCTTCCTTCTACGACGTAAAAGTTGGCGGCAACTCATTCGAAAAGAAAGACGAACTCAAGCGGATGGGTGCCAAGTTCGATGGAATGTCGAAAGCATGGTTCGCCCCGTTGACAAAGGCTCCGCTTGTGAAGAAGATGGGACTGACGCCGCTCTACCCGGTCACCGGTAGCGACACCTATGGCAAGAAGGACGCCATCAAAAAGGCGGGTGGTGTATGGGACTTCGGCAAGAAGAGATGGTATGCACCGGAAGAATCCGCCGATGCCTTGGCCGATGCCGATCTGGTATTGCAAATGCACGGCGGAAGTGACAATGAGCGGAAAGAACTGGAAAAGATGGGCGCGTTTGCCGATCACGTCGAACTGAAGACGCCGGTCAGCGGTGAACCAAATCACAAGTACTTCACCAACTACTTCCGCGCCCAATTGAAGAAGTTCCGCATCGTGAGTGTCGGGGTCAAGTACCTTGTGCCGAAAGCCAATGCCGCGAAAGCACAGAAGGCTCTTGACGACTACCTTGCCGACAACAAGCGGATCGCGGAGCTTGGTCGGAAGTTGCGCCGGGGACTGGATGTCACTGGCACATATCACGGTGTACCGTACAAGGGTGTGATCGACGGCGGACGCCAATTGGACGACCACGGATTCTTCGCCGGTCTGGAAATGCATGTCAAGATCACGGAACCGATTGTCGTCTACGGCCACGAACGGCCCGCCGGATCAGTGTTGACACTTGGAATTGTCCCGGCGGATCTTCTCAGCCGCAACGATGACGATACCATCGAACTTGCATAAAGAAGTCGTGATAGACTTCTGATATGCCCGCTCCACAAAAAGGTGATCGCGTCGGTGCTGTCGCATCGGCAGACAACAATACCGTCAAGCTATTCGGCTTCGGCACATATGAAGGCGAAGAGATTCCGCCGCCGGAAATCATCGGCCCGTTTGGTCCCGTGACCACACCCAACCCCAAAATCAAGCTGGACAACGGCGACATCGTGTGGGATGTGAATGCTGGTGGTCGCCGGAAACCCACCTGAAAGAACAGATCAAAGGCATGACCGTCGTGGATATCACGGTCGCTGAATACAGGAACCGCCATGCCTAGCCCCGCGACTCCACTGGCGACGGAACAAGGAAAGGAAGCGGCAATCGCCGCGCTGAAGGCCCGCCGGGAAGCCAGCAAAAATACCAGACGCATCAACAACGCGGATCTTCCGGCGGGCTATCCCATGTACTTCTATTGTGAGTCCTGTGGGTTCACGATGACGTACCCGGAAAACTACACCACGCGCGAAAGCAAATGCGATCAGTGCCGGGCGATGCTTCGCCACGGCTGGCCGCTGGACTAATCCCATGTGCCTACAATGTGTCGCTGAATCGCAGGAAATTATTCGGGACATCGTACCCGGATACGCCTTACACCGGGCCACGAAAGATGTCCCGGACGAATGGCCGGTCGGTCACTATGGCGTCGTGAAGATGAACGACCCGATGCTGGTGTTCGCTCTGCCCGACGACGCCACCGAAGATGATATCCTCATGAACTCTCTTGAGATGAGCGACAGGTTCGGGTTCAGCTTGTGGGAAGGGTATGACTTCACATCGGCGTGCGTCGCGGCTGGCTATGTGCCGGACACGGATGGCTACAATGTCTTGGCATGGTTCATGGAACACGTTGCGCGCCGATTGAAAGAAGTGCCGGTCGAACAAAAAGTAGTCATCAGCAACAACGTAATCCGGGCAACGTTGAAATTGATTGCTCACGATTTCATGAAGGGTCTGATAGACCGCCTTGTCATTGACCCGAAGATCAACTTCCGTTTCGAACCGGAACTGGTAGATCCGCTGACCCGCATCCAGATCACACACCACAAAAAGACCGCCGATATCAAATTGATCCCTCTACTGGCGGACTTCACGATTCCGAACGTCGTTCACATGCTCCATGTGCCAGAGTTGTTGCCGGTGCATATGGACCCGGCCATCGAACAGATGGCAGAGCGCATCAATCAAATGATCGCCAAAGCGGAAGCGCCGGTGATCGTTGGCATGCGCCGGGTCGCCCCAAACGAAGGGGAAATTGCGGAGTATGTTGAAACCGGCAACTTTGGCATCAAGGCCAGCACCGTGCCGGACCCGCATCACATGCGTCAGCGGTACTTCATCGAAATGCTGATTGGTGTCGCCTAAACAAGAAACGAGAATGGAAATCGGAACATCAACCACCCGCCAAGTCAATGTGCGAATCTGCAAGGCTTGCAATTCGGTCATCGGCGACACCGGCATGTGTAGCTTCGAATGCCCGGAAGACTGCCAAGTCAAGCGGAAGCCGGGCACGGTGATCGTGCGCACGTACACGCGCGTGGACACCCTGATCGCTGAAAAAGAGATTTGACATACAAGTCAGAACGCGATAGACTGGTGCTCATGAAAGCACAACTGATCCGCGTCAACGAAGAGCCGAAAGACATCATTCCCGAAAACGGCACCGACTTCGGCCTTCAGGAACTCTACCGACTGCTGGAATGCGACATGATCCAGATCATTTCGCTGGCCGAAGGCACCATCATGATTATGGATGAGGAAGGGAAGTTCCGCGCCGAACGGAACGACACCGCGACGGGGATGGCGCGGCCCTTCATCTTCACCGGCGATTTCGTTGCCGGGCACGTGATCGTGTGTGACTCCGATATGGTCCGCTAAGGCCAGCTAAGCCACGGTATGATGGGGAAGACGAAAGACTTCCCCATCTATGCCAATCCGTCCTTCCTCATTCTACTTCGACCCCGCTGGTCAACAAAACTACACCGACAGCCAAAACCTGATCTATCAGTGCGAAACGGAAATCCGCGTCGCTTTGCCCGGAATCCAAACGTTCGAAGATTGGGCGGGCATCGTCGATCATGTGTGGGAGAAAGTTCGGCACCGTGCCGAAGATGGTCCGACCACGTGCCGGGGCCGGGTCAAGTATCTGCCAGACGAACAAGACCGCCCTTACAAAAAAGTGATCCTGTCCATGAACGAAATTCCGGCGTGGATCGAACAGGCAAGGCCGGAATGGAAACCGAAGTGGTCGGCAGTGTGGTGCGAACCGAATGTCATCGTCGCCGGTCTGAAACCTCTTCACACGATTTGGGCAGTCCACGAAGTCGCGCACCAGTTGGTCTACTTCAAGCATGGGTGGGACCTGAACGAAGAGGACAACGGCCACGGCCCGATCTGGAAGCGGACCTATCTCGAACTCTTGGGAGAGTTCTACCCGATCCACGCCAAACTGTTGGAAAAGACCTTTGTTCAAAACGGAGTTGACATATAGATCAATTTGTGGGATGATTGGTATTGGAAAGACAATGCCCACCCACCTTTTGCCTTGGTATCTCAGCTACTATCCGATGGAAGGCACGAATCGAAACTTCGTGTTGTTCTACAGGAACGGCATGGGATGGCCGGAACGATGTTTCGCCGATGAAGCCGCCCACATCAAACAGTTCGCCGCTGACAAAGCCGCGCAAGGCGGCACGGAATTGCTGATGTGCCAGTTGACTGGCGGCAACGTCGCCCCGATGGTGATCCAATGAGAGAACAGGTCAATGCCCTCATACGGGAACACAAAGGTGTCCTCAAGCGAAACAAGAAGCATGAGGTTTGGAAGTTCCCCGGCGGACAGACGTTTGTCCGGGCGAAGACACCTTCCGACAACCGCGCGGACGCCAACAACCTTGCCGACCTTCGCAAGATTCTTGGACTCGAACGGGAAGTGAAGCCTGTCCGCGAACGGCCCGTCCACCCGGCACCAAAAGCAAAACGACCGGCACCTGTGGCGACGATCACGGAACCATACCAACCGCCCGTCAAGAAACGGCCCACAGTGCCGCTTGGCACCTTCGCGGCGTCATTTGCACGCCGGGCGGAAACCACCAACGACCCAACCGAACGGGAAGCCCTACAAAGCGACCTAGACCGATTGCTGTGGGAAGCGGCGACCGGCGGAATCAGGAGAATGGAATGATCGCAACGAACGTCAGCCGGGTCCTCAAACAGAACGGCTTCATGATTGTCTCTACGCGCAAGCGGGAAGGAGTGATGGTCACCCATTCATCCATCACCGGCGGGGCAACGGTCTTCATCCATAAGTGAAAAAGCTACATACTTAAGGCATGAAGTCCTTCGCTGAATTCATCACAGAGAGCGCCGCGCCGCTGACCGTTGCTCAGTTTCCGATTCTTGCTTCGACCGCTCCGGGAGTGAAGCGGTTAGACCGAATCATCGTCGCGATCAACAAGGCGATAGCCGACAACGCCATTCCGAATGCACGATTCCTAAGGACATACTGTCGTGGTCCTACCATGCCGATGTGGATTTCTTCCAGCCAAATCACGCGGCGGGCAAGCTGAAGCTGACACAGAAGATTCTCAAGAACGACCCCAACAACGAACATGCGAAGAAATACGTCGAGTACGTCATGGAAGTCGTCACATTGCACGCGGCCTTGGAAAAGGTCAAAGCATTATCCGTGAAGCGTCAGCCCGCGCCGGTGGTTGATCCCCGGAAGCAATACATCGCGCCGATGGCATCGAAGGACGCCGGGCGGAAGGTGATCGCTGTTCTCACCGAACTGACCGAACAGATCAAAGTCGAGTACATCAAGCTGGTGTACGACCGCATCGCGGACATCCTTCAGAAGTACTTCTCCCTCAAAGACGATCCGAAGGGCTTGCGGGAATTCTCCCGGTACAACCCGGAAATCAATCGCTGGTCTTGGTACGTGTTTGAGAAGAAACCGAACGGCGATCCGGTCGCGTTCTTGTCTGGATGGGAAAAGTACGTCCAAAAGGAAGCTGACACCGCCGGGGAGTTCATGCAGCAACAGTTCCTCTTCAAGAACGCCAAGAAGCTGGCGAAGATCGTGGAACTCAAGGACAACCTTCTGGACTGCAAAATCATCGGTCGCGCTCATGTGATGCAACAGGGAATCGGTGGCGAAATCGCCTTTACCTTCACCGATGGTTCGAAATTCGTGGTACGGAACAGCGTGAAGGACAACCGGTCGAGTGCCGGGAAGTGGTTCTCTCAATTTCCCACGACGTTCCACAACGTCATTATGCCGGACGGCAAGCCGATGGGTTCGCCTTCTGAACAGCGGATGATCGAAGTGTTCGCAGTGACGAAGGCTTAGCCTTCCTCATCGTCGCTGAAGTCTTCAATCCGATAGGTCGGACGTTCATACCGGTGAACGATCCGGCCTTTGAACGTTCGGGGTTCAAACGTTGCTGGCGGCTCCGGGACGTACAGTTCTGGCACCGGCTCAGCCCATTCATGGATATCTTTGATCGCGAATGACCGTACAGCCTGTTTGTCCAGATCGAACGCATCCAAAAGCCAGCACGCATCCGGGTGATAGTCCGTCGTGGCAAATCGGATGCCGCGCGGCGTAATGCGCCGCCATGATCGTTCGCCTTTCCAGTTCGTGTAGTCGATGTGAACTTCGTCGGGCCAATTTGTCACGGGATCTAGTGCTGATGCCATACTCGGTTTCCATTTAGCGTCGGGTCTAAATTCTGAACATGCCAGCCGCTACACGTCTTGGCGACGTTTCCACCGGACATCCTCCATGCTTTCCTTCGCGACCGAATGACACTGCCAGCCCCAATGTGTTTGTGAACAACATTCCGTGGCACCGGCAAGGCGACCATTGGGTTACCCACTGTTGCGGACCCGCTTGCCATGACGGTGTTTTGACAAGCGGGTCGCCCAATGTGTTTGTGAACAACAAACAAGCGGGCCGGATCACCGATCCCATTTCTTGTGGCGATGCTGTCGCCACAGGATCACCCAACGTGTTCGCCAATGGTTAAGTGACTTCCCAATGCAACACCAGCATGTTCCCCGGTCGGTTGTTGTTGCAGTCAGACATCAGACCAATATCAGTGATTGTTCCGATCCACGCCGCCCGTGTGGTCGTGAAAAAGACATTCGAAAAATCAAACCCGTGAGTCGATGAAGAGAATGTCAAATTGGTGCCGTCATCAACCACACGAAAAAATGTATACGGTGTGTGGATTTGCAGCGCGCCGCCGGGAGTAGAATTATACGTCGTCGTGTTCGACCAGTTATAAACCGCTTGCGCCATGCCACTGTTGTAACCATATCCCCATGTCTGTAGCCGTCCCGTGCCACTGTCATAGAGCACAATTCCTGTGTGATAGTAGTTGGCTGGATAGTAGTCATTGAGAACCATCGCCGTGATCGTGTATGGCGGCGACGGAACAGTGCGCAGACGACAACGAAGACTGTCACCTGTATTCGCGGGAACGGTCATCATTTTGGTACTGCCAACAGTTGTCATGGCCGCTCCACCTTGATTCACCCACGACCACGAACTGTCATTCAACGGAACCATCTTTCGCATCGTCCCAAAGTAATTCCATCCAGCACCGTCCGAATGTTGCAGATACGGGCCATCAGTCGGAAGATATCCGATATTCGAAGCGGTCGGTTGCGCTGGTGCCGATGCTGTTTATCCCGGACAAAATCGCACCCGAACCTAACGAAGAGAAATTGATGTAGGATTGCCACTTCAATGCATCGGTTCCGGGCGTCACATTCGTGCTCGAAGCTATTGCCACCCATGCCTGACCACCATAAGTCACAGCATCGTTCGCCACGTATGCGGTAGCGCTGTTCCACGTACTTCGCCACGTGATGCCGGTTCCCATCGGTCCAGTCGGACCCGCCGGACCTGTCGGGCCGGGAATGCCACCCAACCCGGTGATGGTCGTCAACTCATTGTTGATGTTGGTGAAGTTTGTATTGATGACCGCGCGGCTATCGCGTAGGGAATCTGTCCCTTGAATCGTCGTGATCGATGCCATGCAAACTACTTAGATCACAACACAATCATCCAGAAACGCAGTTGGGTCCATCAAATCAGATCGCCGCTGGAATCCGCCTTCCGACCGCACCGTCAGCGGCCCCGACGCGGAACCGTCGAACAATTCGAAATGGAGCATGGCGACGGGCAAGCCTTGCAGTTGTCCGATGTATCCAAGCACTTCCCCGGCGGTCACCTTGTCCCCGGCCTTCCACGGCTTCGGAGTGTTCTTCTGGATCTCTCCATACCGAACAACGACGCCGGACGCATGGCGGACTTCTAGGGCATACGTGCCAAGGTAGAAGAAGTACACCGGCTGGATGATCTCTCCGTCTTCCACCGCCAACACTTCCGTTCCAATGGACGCATACAGATCACAACCGGCATGCTTGCGTCTTCCTTTGTCGCGGGCGCAACCAAAAGAACGCGGCGGTGTCTTGTAGTCGAGTTTTGGCCGTTGCCGTAAAGGAAAAAGTGCCATGAAGCATATTTAGCCCTTGACATATAAGTCAGGACTTGCTATTCTGACTATGGAGAGACGATATGACACTTCAACAGACTTTTGACGCCGCCCTTCAGAACGTTGCCGGGTTGTTCACCCGCTTGAGCGCCGGTGAGCCGGTGATGACCGAACTCGAAGCCGCGACCAAGCCCTACAATGCCGTGTGCGCCCTGATGGGTGCGACTGACCGCGCCGAAGAAAACTACCGGGGCGAAGACATCAACGGTCAGGTTTGGACGGTGGTGAAGCTCAACGGTGCGACCTACAAACTCCGGGGCGTGTTTGGCCGGGAAGAAGCCGCCGCCGAAGCCGCGAAGCTGGCCGAATACGTCAACTAAGAGGGTCCCATGAAATTCACGCTCGAACAACTCAAGTTTGCCGACGAACTGGCGTTCCCCGCCGATATGGAACGGCTGATGAAGGAACACTGGCCGTATGAAAGCAACGAATGGAAGTTCTACTACGTCCAGTGGCTTCGCCAGCACAAGTGCTCATTGATCTCTTTCATCTTCAGCTTCTCCCGTGCCGATTTGAACGTTGTTGCGGGAAATGGCGTCACCTTCCGCGAATACTTCGAGCGCATCATCGTGAGCTTGATCGGGGACTACGGAAAATGATTTTGCCGATGTCCCCGGCACGGTAAAGTAGGTCATATGAGTCAGGAACTTTCCAGACGGCTGGTGTGGTTGAAAAATGCCAAACCCGGCACTTCTTTGGAAGTGTGGCATCATCCGTTGTGCGGTCGTCAATATCACGTCGTCGCCGTCACCAAGCAAGGTGAAATGCGGCAAGACTTTCCCTCAGAAGGGCGGGCACGGGAAATCTTCGAGCGGCTGGCCGAAGAGATGGCCGAATGATCTGGAAAGTCTTCCATGCGGTGCTATTGTATGCGGTGAGTCTCTTCGTCATCGGCATGGGTGGGTATGTGTTTGGTACGAACATCGTGTATGGTCAGTATGGAATCGCCGTGATCGGTTTTCTGACGATGTTGATAGCCGGGCAGATCGTCAAGGTATCTCGAAAAGAATTACAGGACCTCTTGACAAACCGTTCGGAAAACGAGATAATGAAATTGAAAGGTAGGGAGCATGATTGAAAAAGCCGTTTTGATCGCCTTCGCCGCGTGCGTCCTTGGACTGGTGTCCAATCCGTTTGTCGCACAGATCAAGAGCGTCGGCAACAAGATCGTCGCCGCGACCAACCACGCCGCGAATCCCATCAACATCGTCCCCTGCAAAAGTTCTGGTAGTGGCCGCTGCTACGACCCAATGTCGAAGTAGCCGTCGTCTCTCTTCAAGTCACAACAAAGCCACTACCGTCAAACGCCCCGGCAACCCGCCGGGGCGTTTGATTTTTGATAAATACTTCTCAGGTTCACCCCACCCTTGCAGTTCCTTCCTTGGGGCGAACTATCGGAGAAAACACAACAAAATGAAGAAGATCCTTGCGTGTGCCGTTCTGTTGGCCGGTCTGACCATTTCGACCGTCTATGGCTTCGGGCCGTTCCCGCCGCCGCCGGTGGAACCGATCAACTGCATCGAATCTACTGAAACGATTTGCTGGTTCGGTTTCTGTTGGGAAACCACCGTCTGCCGTTAACCGTAACTGAACTCTAGCCAAGCCGGGCCTTCGGGTCCGGCTTTTTGTTTTCTCAATTTCCCTCTTGATGGAGAGAGAAACGAAATGACCCAACTGATGAACTTCTTCGCTGCCCTGTTCGCCGCGCCGGTTGTTGAGCCGGTCCAAGCACCGACCAAGTGCCACGTTTGCAACTGCCAGTGGAGCGCCGCCCAATGCACGAACGCTTGGACGCGCGCTGAGTGGGAGCAAGGCGCGACTTGTGAGCCGTGCGTCACGAAGTTCTTTGAGGGTCTGGAAGGCCAGACCGCCTAACGCTTCGCCTCTAAGTACTGATCGTGAAAGTACACGATCAGCATTTGATGGGCTTCGAAGGTTTTGTCTGGTGGGTCGGTGTTGTCGAAGATCGCCGGGACCCGATGAAGTTGGGACGGCTTCGCGTGCGCGTGCTTGGCATGCACACGGAAGACAAACAACTCATTCCCACATGCGAACTTCATTGGGCCTACGTCTATCAGCCCGCACCGTGGAACGCCGCCATGAATGGCCTTGGTCACAGCCCGATGGGGCCGGTCGAAGGAACATGGGTTTACGGCTTCATGCGTGACTCACACGCGGCGCAAGACCTGACGGTATTCGGAACTATCCACGGCATCCCGGAAGAGGCTCCACAGCCTTGCATTGGCTTCTTTGACCCATCCTTACCGTTCCATGAACTGCCACAGGCACCCCGGAAGATCCGTTATCGCTACTACCCGAACGACGGCACCGGCGCACAACTGAAACAAGAGTCCATCCCGGATCTGTACCCGCGACAGAAGCACCCGTGGGGCGCTGTCGTCGGAGAGAACGACATCAACCGCCTTGCAATCGTGGAGAAGGTGGACGACACGATCATGGGCGTCCGCAAGCGTCAGCGCGACGTGGGCCGTCCGAAAGAGTTTGGCGGCATCCCGATTGCGTTCGTCCACCCGCGCCCGGCCCGGAAGTGGGTTGAGCCGGAACCAACGTATGCGGCCCGGTATCCCTACAATCACGTGTTCGAGTCAGAGTCCGGCCACATCGTCGAATTCGATGACACGCCGAACGCGGAGCGCATCCACATCTATCACAAGTCGGGGAGCTACGCGGAAATCACGAACGCGCCGGGCAAGGAAGGCGACATGCAATTGAAGATTGTGGGGAAGGTATTCATCACGGTCATGGAGAACGCATATGTTCACTTCCAGAACGCGACGAATATCACCAGCGACGGAGAGATGAACATCTATTGCCGGGACGATCTGAACATTCAGGTGGACGGCAACATGAACGTACACGTACAAGGCGACTACACGGAGAAGATCCACGGGAACCGGTACATTGACATCGACGGCAGTCAGACTGAGAAGATTGGCGGTTTCGACAAGATCGAAGTTGGCGGCAATCACAGCATGCATGCTGGCGGTATCAGCGACCGGCACTCCGGTGGAGCAATGTTTGACATCGCGGGCGGGCAGATCAAGCAATCCGCCGGTGGCACCTTCATCATGGCATCCGGCGGAACACTGTCAGGTGATGCTCCGAACATTCACTGGAATTCGGGCAAGGGATCGACATCAAGTCCGAAATCGCCCGAATCCCCGGTTGTTCCTCCGTTCCCGGCACCGTTGGGAATGAAAGAAGGCCGGAATGAATCCGGGCCGGACCCGGAACCGGAAGAGAAGCCCGATCCGAATCCACCGGAGTGTGAACAGAAGGATTGCTAGGCTGTTTGAATCGAACTAGCCTTTTGTGCCGGACATCATATCCGACATGAAAGGCTAGTTCATCTACATGGACCCGCAAGTATTCGATGCCCTTGTTGCGCCAGAGAACCATCATTCGCCGGGACTGGATCTCTTGCATGATCCGCTGATCGTACTGGCGCAATACCGCGCCGGTCCAAGGGATCGGGTGCGATAGAAGGGAATCGGTCGGATAGACCGTCACGATCCGCTGAGTGTGCTTGTCATAGATCAGGATGCGAAAGTGGTCTTCAAATTTCAACAGCCACTTTTCCCGGACACCCCGAACTTCCAATCGAACACCGTCACCGGCGCGACGCGGATTTCGTAGTCCGGCAATCCAAGCACTTGACGTGCCGCCGCGCCGCTGTAGACCTTCCCGCTCTTGCGGTTGCGCACCGCGATGCTCTTGCTGGCTTGCACCGTTTCCGGCTTATCCAGCCGGTAGTAAGCCGAACCCTTGACGTAGACCTTCCCGCTTTCGTTTTCGATGAAAGTGCGAATTTCGCTGGTCGAACCGACGCTGTAGATCGCGTACTTGTCCTTCTTGAGTTCTTGCAGCTTGCTGGCAACGTCCTTGGTGCTCACCCCGGCCATGTCCATCTTGAACAGGTTGCGGGTCGAACGGATGCCCTTGGCGCGATTCGTCATGAAGGTGTCGGTCGCGGTGGTCATCGTCTTACCGGCGGTTTCGATGCCGACAGCCGTGGTGGACCAGATTTCGATGTTGCCTTCGGGGAACCCGGCCTTCTTCGCTTCGAACCGGCCTTTGGAGTCCGGCACCAACGCGGCGACGGTCCAATTGTCCGGCAACCCGTTGATGAGCGTGTTCAGCTTGGCGGGCGTGAAGCGGCGCGACTGATTCTCTTCGCCGTCCGTGAGAGCATAGAGAAGAAAAGCATGGTCGCTGTGCAACTCCGGGATCTGGCGCATTTCAGTGATCGCCTGACCGGATGCGTCCATGAGCGCCGTCGAACCGCGCACCGTGTAAAGTTGAGCCAGCGAAATGGGGCGCATCACGTCCATGTCGAAGACGACGCATTCGACATGATCGTCGAACAGGTAGACAGATACGCGGGTTTCTTGATTGAGTTCGATTTACCGGCGGCGCAAATGCGCGATTTGTGCGTCAAAAACTTCAATCACGCGCTGTGACAGATGACGCATCGAACCGCTACGGTCAACGACAAACCCGATGTGGTTAGTGTACTGCTGAATGAGGGTTGCCATGAATACATGGTACCCCTAGTTACGCCGCTGTAAACTCCGCTACGACTTGATCCAAAAGCATCGGCGTGTAACCGATCACTTCGACGGACATGTTCCGCGCCCACTTCGGCTGATTGCCCGGCGTCTGGTTATGCACGTGACCATACAGGTGATAATCCGCCTTGCGTTCCGTGAACTCCGGGAAATGGTTCAGGAAAAGGGTCACCCCGTTGTGTTCGATGACTCGGTTTTCATACACTTCGTCGATTCCGATGTTCCGCATGAACGCGGCGTCCTTGTCGTGGTTGCCACGGTGCAAGATGATCCGGCCATTGAGTCGCTTGCGAATGATCGGCCAGTTTTCCTTGGGACCCATCGCGAAATCTCCCACGTGCAAGACCACATCATCGGGATTGACGACGCTGTTCCAATTCGCGACCAGCACTTCGTTCATGTGATGCGGATCGCTGAAGGGCCGGTCGCAATAATGGATGATGTTCTTGTGGTAGAAATGGGTGTCGGAGATTACGAAGGTTCGCATGTGGTTTCGGGCACCAGCCCATGTTCGCGCTGGTATTCTGCCCACTTCTCTTGATTATACGGCTGAATTTCGTGGACGACGTTCCCGGTGGGTTCGTCGCGGATTTCAGCTTTGATGCTCCACCCGGATAGCGCCCGCGCGTGCGCGACGGCTTTCTCGAAATCGGTATAGCGGGCTTCGTCGGTGACCAGTCGGGTCGTCCCGGCGACATGGACCGTATATGGGCCGGTCGCTTCCATGAAGGCCCGGAACGTTGGAGAGATGACGGTGATGTCGCCTTCGTCTTCCGCCGCTGCCATTCTTTCCAGCCATTCTTTGCTTTGCGTGAATTGCATGTCAGTGATATTATATCAGGTATGCAGCTTGCCAGCTACCGCGTCGAATACGGATCGTTCTATTTCGGCACAGAAAACAACCTTAGATTCATGTGCCAACAAGTCAGTCTGATGTTCGATGCTGAAAGCGGCACCGTGCTGAAACACGGCCCGGCGGAATACATCGAACAGTACATGAAATCGGATGGCGTGAAGAAACTGCAAGAACACTTCCCCATTCGCACTGTGACCTTCGATGCCAGTAACGAAGCGGCGGAATGGATCAACACGACATTGGCGTCTTCTGGCTCTTTGCTGCCCCGGCTGAAGACTTTGTTGGAGCGGTCTTCGCCCGCCCGCGCTTAGCTTCTACGTCCCACCATTCCCGAATCATATAGAGACTCACCCCAAACTGTCGGCTGTACCATGTGAACGGTTTGCCGTATTTCTCTTTCGCCTCTAAAAAATTCCGATGCGCCTGATGCCGTTGTTGTTGCTTTGCATAGCGATCAACATAGAATTCCGAAGGGGCCGGGCTTATTTGTCGGAGCGCTGAAAAGAGAGACTTCGCTTGACGATTCTTCTCTTTCAAACATTTCGGACAACTGTGTTTGACATCAATAGGGCACCCGGCCATTAACTTCGCCAACACCATCGTTTGAGCATAGTCGTGTAAAGCGTGGTCACGACACCACCTGTGGAAAATTTGACCCATGAAAAATTCATACCCCGGAAGGAGTATGCCTTCCGGGGTCCTTTGAAACTAAAACCGCGCGTTAGTGCTTGGGGACGCGATAGCTGTGATGCTGGATGATGTAGTTCAGCAACTTGCTGTCGAAGCCGACCATGAAGGCCCGGTAGCGCGGGTCCCGCATGATCTGGTCCGGCGTCATCATCCGCCACTGACTCAGGTAGATTTGGATCTCTTCCCGCGTGGAATCCGCCTCTTCGGAATCCTTCACCGATTTCAGGGATTCCTCAAGCGTGTACTCCACGTACTTGAGGAAGTAGTCCGGCGTGATCCATGTCGGCTCTTCCGTGAAGTGCAAGGTGCATTCGAGCGAATTGCACGTACAGGCGTGCGCGGCCATATGTTCACCCGATGCGCGCATTTCCGTCAGCACTTCCGCCTTTCGGGAAACCATCGCCCAATCGGGCATGTAGACATCATTGCGCGGAGCGGAGCGGCCACCGCCACCAAGCGCTTCCAGAAACCGACCAAGAGGGTTGCTCATATTGTGTCCTTCATCATACCCGATTTTGGATTGTATGTCAATCCATCAGCCCTTGTTGAATCAACGTTTTCCGATAGGTCATGTCGTTCCACTTCGGGCGGTCGTCATCGTCCATTTCATACGAAGGGTGATGATCGTCGAAGTCATCCAAAGTGTACACCGGCTTCTCTTCCTTCTTCGCTTTCAAAAAGACTTTGACCAACGTATCGATGGGCCGCGTCGCGGCAACATACATCAGGTTCTCTTCTTGTTCCTTCTCCCACTCCTGTGTGGCGTAGGGCGAAGGGTTATACACATTGTAACCCCACCAGAAAACACGCGGCCACTCCCTACCCTTCGCCTTGTGAATCGTGCTCAAGGTCAACAGGGTTTGCGGCTTCCCGGCTTCCGTGTCGCCGAACATCCCGTTGATTTTTTGACGCAGATCCCACAGCGTCGCGTGGGACGGGAGAGATTCGATGATCGCCAACAGACTATCAACCGTATCACCAACCTGTTCGGCTTGCATGTCTTTGCCGCGCTTCTTCAAGATGGCGACTTGGACATTGCGGTATTCCTTTAGCCGCTCCGCAAGGATCTGAACCGTCTTTACTCGTTTCCACCGTTCGGCCAGCTTCCAGAGATTCTGACCAATGTCCCGGCCTTCGACCTTACAGCCGCGTCCAGACCGGATCAGCTTCAAGGCCAGATCGACCAGCGGGGCGGTATTCCGGCAGAGGATCGCGTCGCTGTTCTTCAAGTCTTCTCCCAACAGCTTCTCCGCTTCAATGGTCTTTACAGCGCCTTCCGGGGCTTCGGGGCGTGGTTCCATGTCCGGCGTCCATTGGCGGGCGTAGCGGACGACTGCAAGCGAACAACGATAGGTTGTCGTGAGCGGGAAGAGCGTCGGAGAGAATTGCTCTTGAATCACATTCATAGACTCTGAGTCCGCGCCGCCGAAACCATAGATCGCCTGATTCTGGTCACCAATCCAGATGGATCGACCTTCGGCACGCATCATCTTTTTCGCGAACATCCGGCGCACCGGGTTGCTGTCCTGACATTCATCGATCAAGACCCAATCGTACTGCCAGATGCGGCACGTAGGCTCCCGGAGCGGCATATACAACATGTCGTCGAAGTCAATGACTTCCGGGGCAATCTCGATGCCTTTGAGTAAGGCGCGCCGGGCCAGCACAATGGCGACCTTCATCAACTTCTCAATCTCATCCGGCTTGGGCATATATCCGGTGTCTTCGTCGAACAGTTCGTCCTGAAGGTTGAAATGATCGAACAACCACTTCCACCGGGCGGGATTGTCGTCCGGCTCAATACCTTCGATGCCGAAGCCGTACTGTTTTGCCAAGCTCAACAGCTTGCGCGCGCAACGGGACAAGGGTTTGTCGGGTTTGGGGATCTCTAACAACTCAAGGATACGATCCCATTTCCAGTACCCAACCGACCTTTCGCTGTCGCCTTCCATCTTCATGCCGGGATGCCGTCGAATCCACGCCGAAAAGCCGAAAGAGTGGAATGTACCGGCGCGCATGTCTTCGCGCTTCTTGCCCATCCTGTTTTTGATCTTGGCTTGAAGTTCTTCTGCGATCTTCTTGTTGTATGCCACCAATGCGACCGACCCTTGCATATAGCGGATCGCTTCAATGATCGTGGTGGTTTTTCCGGTACCCGCAAGGGCTTGGACCATTGCGTGTCCTTCCCCATCGCGCACCCAACGGAAGATATTCATCTGTTGTTCGGATGCTTGGAATATCATGTCGTGTTCCCAATTTACCCCGTGACAGCACATGCTAAATTTTGGTTGTGATCCAAGTCAATCCACAAAACATCGATCAACTGATCGCGCAAGTCGAGCACCAACAAAAAATCGTCGATGAGCGCTATGACACACTCCGGGACATCCAAGACGCACTCAAAGACGGTGACCTACTAGCCGCCGCGAAAGTGTGGGTGGATTCTCAACTGAAACAGGCCGATGCCGATACGCAAGTCGTTCAAGCGAATCTGGACCAGCTTCGCGAAGCCAAACAGCGGATGAGTAGCGGTATCGTTCTCCCGACCGGCCCGATTCCGCCGCCAAACTCGGTTTCCTTGAAGTAGACTATTGTCACGCTGATCTCCAACACTTTCGACTCCGGTAGCTACGGTAGCGATACCTGTAGCGACACCGGTGGTGGATGTGATGGTGGCGGCGGCTGCGACTAACCAAAAACTCAACTTCAAAACCTTGCGGCACACCGGCTAAATACTGGTGTGCCGCAACTCATTCCAAACGTCTTTTCTGATCTGGATCTAACCCTGATCCCGCACCCCACCAAGCGGGCGGTGCCCCGGCTATTGGATGCTGATGCTGTCAAACGGTCTGTGCGTTTGCTGGTTATGACCCGCCACCACGAACGACTCTTCCACCCAGAAATCGGATGTGATGCGACTCAGATCCTTTTCGAGCCGGTTTCTCCCATCACCGAACAAAACCTCAAACGTTCCATCGAAGATGTCATCAACAACTTCGAACCCCGCGCCCGGCTCCGTAGCGTCAACGTGAAATGGGATCTGGACAACAATGCTTACCATGCGAACATTGAGTTCTTCATCGCGAACAACCCATCACCTATTTCGCTTGGTATGCGCTTAGAGCGTGTCCGTTAAGTTCAACCGACTGAAACCGGGGAAGTAAGTCGTCTTCACGTCAGCGAAGTCTTCGCAATACGACAAGACATATCCACCCTGTCCTGTCACCATATTGAAAGCAATCGTGTACTGCCCCAAGTACGGTTCCGCGACATGTTCCGCCGCATTCAATAGCAACACATCATAGCGATGTCCGCGCAACCGGTTGTGGTTCACCACATCGATACGGGCATCATTCTCGAAGATGATCGTGTCTTTGTTGTTGATCTTCTTCTTCATGTGCTCCGTGGCGTCGTCAATCTCCCGCCGGATGTTATACGACATGGGAAGATTCGGACTGGCAATGCCGATGGATATACCGTTGGTCTGAGCCAACCAAGTTGCCAAAAACGCGATGTGATCGACCATAGCGGCACTGCTGGTGACTTGCACCAGCGTCTTGGCTTTTGACCGAAGGGCCTGTTGGACTTTCTGGAGTTCGGCGAACCGGCCTTCTGAAAATTCAAAATGCTTCCGGGCAAACTTCTCAATGTCGTTTTCTTCGATGGCAGTGGTCAGGGCTTCTCCGACCGTGACCGGCGTTTTGCCGAAAATGGTCATCACCCATGAAATGAACTGTTTCCAGAGTCGCAATAGCATAGCGCCAAATATATAGCCGGGCAGATTCCCGTTCTAAATACTGGCGTGGCATCAACACGAATTGACGTAGCGGCACTAGACTTTGATCTCATCAAAGCGAATCTCCGGGACTATCTCCGCTCCCAAACGCAGTTCAAGGACTACGATTTCGACGGCGCGGGCATCAACGTCCTGTTGGATGTGCTTGCGTACAATACGCACTACATGGGTTGGTACCAGAACATGATCGGCAACGAAATGTTCTTGGACACTTCTCAATTGCGGTCCAGTGTCGTGAGTCACGCCAAGCACTTGGCATACACGCCCCGGTCTATCCGGGCGTCCCGTGCCGTCATTCGGGTTGTGATTGCAGCGCCGCCGGGCAATACATCGTCCGCCGCTGTGATCGAACGATTCACCAAGTTTTCCGCCCGCATCGAAGGCAATGTGTATGAGTTCGTTACGACGAAAACCTACACGGCTTATCGGGTGAACGACCAGTTCGTTTTCCCGGAAGTGGAACTGATCCAAGGCATCAGCTACCAGTTCCGGTATCCGGTCGATAAGAAGATCCCCAAGCAACGCTTTGTCTTGCCGGACAATCGTATCGACGCCAGCACGCTGGTCGTTCGAGTTCAAAAGAGCGTATCGAACAACCAAACCGAAGTCTTCAACTTGGCCGATGACATCACCGAAGTCAAGAAGGACAGCAAAGTCTATTTCTTGCAAGAGGTTGAAGAAGGAAAGTTCGAAGTTTACTTCGGTGACGGTATCATTGGTCGCGCCGTTGAAGACGGCAACATCGTCATCCTTGACTACATCGTGACGGAAGCTGACGCCGCGAACGGCGCAATTGGATTCTTCCCGGTCACTCAAGTCGCCAACATCAGTTCGCAATTCGTCACTGTCACCACGGTCACCCCGGCGCATAGCGGTGCCCCGGCGGAAACGCTGGACCAGATCAAATTCGTCGCACCGAAGAATTGGGAAGCACAGAACCGGGCAGTGACCGTTCAAGATTACAAGACCCTGATCGCCAAGGACTATCCGGTGCTGGATTCCGTCGCGGTGTGGGGCGGGGAAGACAACATCCCGCCGCAATACGGCAAGGTGTTCATGTCTCTCAAGCCGGTCGAAGGCTTCGTCGTCACGGAAGAAGCGAAGCAATACGTGATCCGTGACGTTCTGAAGCGCCGAAACATCGTGTCGGTGATCCCGGAAATCATGGACCCGGACTACACCTACCTGATGGTCAATTCCAAGGTACGGTACCGTCCCGCCGAAACAGACAAGAACCAAGGACAAATCTCAAGCATCACTTACGAAGCGATCCGGGCATACAACAAAGAAGATTTGGGTAAATTCGACCGGATGTTGAAGTACAGCCGACTGCTGAACGCTATTGACGTTGCCGACACATCCATCAGTAACAACCTGACGACGCTGAAGATGCGGAAGCGGTTCCGCCCGCGCCTACGTGCAACGACGAACTACACCTTCGATCTTCACAATCCGGTGCGCAAGTTCAGCTTCTACAGTTCGCAGTTTGTCGTGGCCCAAGACCCGCTGGTCGTCTATAACGAAGGAGACATTCATTTCCTCGAAGACGATGGTAGCGGCAACATCTGGATCGTCCGTATCGTCAAGGGACAGGCAAACACCCGGATGAAGAAGGCAGGAACCATCAACTACGCCACCGGCGAAATCGTCATCCGCGAATTGAATCCCTTCCTGTTGGTGGAAGAAGGCGCGCTGGACATCGACATCTTCATGACCCCGGAAGAGAATGACATCGTTCCAAAACGGAACAACATTCTGGTCATCCTCGATTCCGACATCACAGTGACGGCCATTCCGCTGATCGAATCTTCGACGACATAGCCATGAAAAGTTTTCTCGAATACACTGTGTCGATGATCGGGGCAAAGGCAAGAGTGCTTCTAAACGAAGACTATCCTTCACGACCGGCATATGGGAAACAGTGATGACAGTAAGTCGGAATTCTTGGTCTGGCGCATTGGTGCCAGCAATGAATCCGATCTGAACAATCGCAACGCTGGTGACCTATTGGGAATCGCTAAATTCTTCGGTAGCGATAATGCGGAGTTTGGGCAAACCGGCGACCATCTGTTTGTGTATCAGGTCAGCAACCAAACAAAGAAATTCGGAACGTATCAGTTCTTCCGGCGCAATTCGTCAGAATCAGCCAGCACGATGATTGGGCGAAAAACGGAACCGATCAAATGGGGACTCAGCGTTGATAGAGTTCGATGGTACTCGTTTCCAGCGAACGGAGACTGGTCAGCCAAACTGGTCAAAAAGTTCCTTTGTCGGTCTGCGAAGCCCGCGCGAAAGAATTTGGAACGTATGTCGGGGCCGATGAACCGATGGACGCGGTACTGTTTTACGAAGCCGCCACGAACAAAAAACTCTTATAGGTGATAGGAATGCTTTCTTTCTCTCAATTCATTCAGGAAAAGTTGATCGTCCTCAACGGCGGCGCACCCTACGGCCAGATCGTCTTTCTGGCGGGCGGCGGCGGGTCTGGTAAAGGATTCGCATCGGCGAATTTCATGGAAATCAACAAGTTCAAGGTCCGCGACGTGGATGCGATGAAATCTGCATTCCTTGAACTGAACCGCATATACACAGAAATCAAAAAACTCCCCGACGACCCTGACACTGAACTGGCAGCATCGAGTCATGGACCGCTTTCACATACTTCCAAGTACCCATCCAACAAACAAGTCGGACTTACGCACTATGGCGACCGTGCCACAAACCCCTATGCCATGTTGAAGAACATGAACCTTCGTAACCCCGGCGATGTGTTCAAACTCCACGACTTTGTAGACTCTTTGGGCATCAAAGACAAAACTCTCTTGGCATTGATGCAAGCCGCGAAACAAGGAAGCGGTCATCTTCCAAACATTATCTTCGACATCACAGCGAAAAACGTAAAGTCTATCGAGAAGGTCATCACCGGCGACGGTAAAATCCCCGGATTGATCGATATTGGTTACCAGCCGACCAGCATTCACCTGATTTGGATCTTGGCCGATTACGCCGTAGCTGTGGAACGCAACTCCAAACGGTCCCGTGTGGTGCCGGACGACATCATGCTGACCACCCACGAAGGCGCGGCAACCACCATGTTTGATGTGTTGCGCGGCAAGATTCCACATGGCATGGACGGCGGCGTGTACGTCGTGCTCAACCGCGACCTGAAGCCGGAAGACATGAACCAAAGCAAAAACACCGCCTCAACAAGCGCGGTGTCTAAGTTCAAGCCCTCTCCGGGCGTCAAGGATTTCACCTACATCCGGTATAAGGCTCCGGGTAAAGGCATCGAAGGCAAAGAAGAAATCCAGAAGCAAATCTACCAGTGGATCGTTCAGAACATCCCGAAGACCGCTGCGACCGCCCACATCTTCGACGCGGGTAAGATTTAGCGGCCCATCAGTTCATTCTGGAAGGCGGCGTCTGACTTCAGCGCCGCTAACCACCTTTCTTCACTGGCGATACAAGACTCACCCGCGACCGGCTCACCATTGACGAAGTAAACCGCCAAGTAGTACGGATCGCTGTCGAATAGCTCAGCCGTCAGACCGGGCGCAATCTCATGCGTCGCTATCCCACTTCTTCCCTTATAGCCGGAAGCCCACTCCCGACCGTGAAGGTACCTACCGTTCGTTAACACAGTTTTTCCTTTCCTACCAAACCACAGTATACCGCCATCCGGTGTAGATTCTCTATCGAGTAGGGAAGGCAGACCAGATGCCGGGCACCATCTGTGACGTAGACCAGATCACTCACACCGTACCGGCGCGCTGAGCGTGCAGCGTGCGCATCATGTGGTCACGGGATGCCCGCCACGCCTCTTGGATGTCCGGGCGCAACTGTTCCCACTCCGGGATCGTCTGGCCGGTCGCCAGCGACTTGCCGCCGGTGTGATTCCGATATCCGTTGTACGCGGCGCGGGCCAGTTCTTCTGGCGACGGCGCGGTGCGATACAGGTAGTCAGTGAAAGCCTTCAGGATGTCGGATTCATCCCATCGCGCATCCGGCTTCGCGATCTGGTGCTTTTTGAGAAGGTCAATGAGGTCTTGACGGAATTTGGCAAACGCTTCGGAGACTGTCATGTCTTCAGTTTGCCACGGAGAAAACCAAGGAAAATTTGGTGCGCCGACCGGGATTCGAACCCGGAATGGAGAGTTCCTTACGCTTTCCATAAGATCCAAACTTCCGGCGCATGACCTGTATGTCACAACTATACCACACCTGAAAGAAATCTGTCAACACCATGAGAAACGAGTACCGGGCGCACGTATGGGCACGCCCGGCCAGCCGTTTACAGTTCCACGTCGGCAAGTTCCTCAATCGTGGTTTCGATCAACAGCCGCTTGGTCAAGCTCTGTTTGATCTGGTTCGCGATCTGCTCTGAGATGAACTTCCGCATCTGCTCTTTCGGAGAGTCGTAGCGATTCGTCTTGAAGTGCTCCGCGAACGCCGCTTGGATCTCCCGGCGGATGATCTTCTCCACCGTTTCCTGTTTCAGCATCTTGCGGATCTCCGATGCAATCATGGATTCGATCATGGTTCGCATGGCGTCGGTGGTGAGGCCAAGGGTGTTCTTGATGTAGTTGGCGAACGACCGGTAGGCTTGCGCCTCAGTGATCGCGTATTCCGGCTTGCCATTCGGCTGTGTGATGATGGCGATGCCTTCGGCGCTAGGCCGCGTTTGCGTTTGCATGGTATTTTTCCTCAGTTTTGGATGTCAAAGAACAGGGTTGCAACTGGAGTTCGCACAGATACCTGTACTTCCAGTCGCAAAGGAATTCGGCGATCCGCTGGTCAAGCGCGCCGCGCAAAAGGAAATCCTTGTGCGACACGATGCCGTACAGACCAGTCGAGCTAGGTTCGTTGGGAGAGAGTCGCCGCCCGCGAATAATGCGGAACCGGGCAAGGGTATACCCCGGCAAATGGGCAGATATATGGAGAAGGAGGGACTTGCTGAACGACAGCCGGTGAAGCCGACCGTCTTTTGTCAAGCCGTAAATCTTGTCGTCTTGACAACCTTTGATGGGACAGATGTGCTTAGGCGGCTTGGCAGTCGCCGGGGCGGGGTTAGATGCAAGAGCAAGGTCGAGAGTTCATCATGTTCAATATGTAGCACAGTTCGACATGTGTGTCAATTCTTTCCGAAGAGAAATCGGAACAAATCTTTCAGGCCACCCATGACGTACCTGACATTGGTGACGTAGCCGTCCCGGTTGGCGACGTTGCACACAACCGGCACAACGACGAACACGACGAACAGAAACGGAATGAACCACGTCAGGAAGTGGTACAAGATCAGACCGAAAGCAATGTCGAACATGTCCCTATTATGTCACAGCCCAATGTAGTGTCGTGAGCGTTACCGGAAGGTTGTTGTTGGAATCGATTTGAATCCCAACATGCGTCGGGGTCCCAATCCATGCGGCACGGGTGGTCGCGGCAAGAACATTAGAGAAATCGTATCCGTGATACGACATCGAAAAAGTCAAATTCGTTCCATCGTCAATCAACCGAAAGAACATACGATGGTCATTATTCGAGTAGACCAAACCTGTTCCGACATTCGAACTATAGCTTGTAACGCTGTTCCATTGCGCTACGCCTAGACTGATGCCGCCGCCCCACCCAATACCACAAGTGAGCAACCGACCATTACTGCTGTTGTAGAGAACAATACCGGCACCGGCATAATTGACCTGATTGAAATCGGCCATTCCCGCCCACGTTACTGTATACGGTGGCGTCGGGATCAATCGCGCACGAATTCGCACCTGATCTCCAGCGCTCCCCGGCGTTTTCAAAAAATGGGCACTCCCAATGCGGGACGTAGTAGCCACACCACCCTGATTGAACCACACCCACGTGGAATCATCCAGAGGATCATATTTCGGACCCACATGAAAGGGTGTCCAAGTCGTTCCGTTTGAATGGTACAGATACGGATCGTCCGTCGTTTTATAAATCGCATTGGTGTTTGCGGCGGCTGATGGAAGCGCCGCATATGTGCCGCGAAGAAAATTCCCGGAACCAAACACTCCAACAAAATCCAGAAAAAGTTCCCATTTGGCAGCGTCCGTTCCCGGCGTCGTCGCGACATTCGCCACCTTCGCCACATAGGACCGCGTGAGGTAATGCACCATGTCATTAACCGCATACGACGTTCCGTTGTTCCACAGACCGCGATAGTTGACACCCAATCCAATCGGCCCGGTCGGTCCCGTCGCACCCGTGGCTCCAGTGATTCCAGTGGTCGAAACCAAAGTGTTCAGTTCATTCGCCACGTTCGTAAAGTTCGTGTTGATGATGGAACGGCTGTCCTTGATCGAAGTTGTTGCTGGAATGGGTGTAATCGTAGCCATTGCAAAGAGTACTTAGGTCACAGGCCGCACCCTAAATACCACAAGAATGCCACGGCCACCGCGTCAAAAAATCACGCCGCACATTGCCAACCAACTATCAGACGTAGTGCGGATGGAATACCCACGCTTCGTACAGTTTCTCGAAGCGTACTACAACTGGCTCGAAACCGCCGGTGCGGTCGTATTCCGGGGCAAACTGGTCAATGTTCTCCCGCAAGCGGTCGTCCTCCCACAGACAGCTTCACCGAACGACCACGCATACAACGGTCTGTTCATCATTGTCGAAAACGGCCCGGCCAAAGGACACACCCGCCGGGTTACCGGATACGACGGCGCAACGCGCATGCTCCATCTGGAAACCGCGTGGGAAGAGGGACAATTCCCTTCAGTGAATTCCCGCATCGTTTTGCGGGATTCGCTTCACCCGCAACGGCTGGAAGACTATTCGAACATTGACAACACTCTTGACGAATTCGTCGAAGAGTTCTCCCAACAGTTTCTCAGCCAACTTCCGGGGACAACGCTGGCGGACAAGCGCCGCCTCATTAAGCGCATCAAAGACTTCAACCGGGCGCGCGGCACAGAGAAGAGTTTTGAACTGCTCTTCCGCATTCTGTACGACAGCGAAATTGAATTCTACTACCCGAAGGTGGATCTGTTCCGCACCAGCGACAATCACTGGTATGTGAAGCGGGTCGTCCGTATTCCCGCGACGGAAGAGAACCGGGCCAAGCTATTCGGCTGGCGCGAACGCCGTCTGGTCGGTGAAATTTCGGGCGCAACAGCCAAGATCGAACTATCCGTATTGATGCGGGTCGGGTCCATTCAGTATTTCGAACTGTACCTGTCCAACATTGACGGTAACTTCTTCGCGGCACCGATCAATCCCATGTTGCCGGATGCGGTCAATCAATTGGCCGAACCGGTCAAGATCACCTATCCGTTCGAACCGGAGCAATCAACCGAACCGCAAGGGGAGTTCTATCGCCCCGGCGGATCGCTGGAAGAGCCGCGTTCGATCACCGAATACGATCAACCGTATCGCATTCTCATTGCAATTGACATCATCAACGGCGGCGACGAATATGCAGTAGGTGACTTGATTGACGTGACCGGCTGTTCGTTGCTTCCGGGCAAAGGCATCATCACCAGCGTCGAAACCAAACTGTTCCGTGGTCGTTGTTCACCGCCGCCGGAAGGTGGATACTTCGAACCGTACTTCGGACCCGACACGTCATGGGACGACTTCCCGACGTTCCCGAATCCACAACAGATCGGCACATGGGGCAAACACTTCTGGTCGGATGTGAACATCGTCCTGACAGAAGACCAGATCATTTCGGACAACGAAATCCAGCTTGCTACGAACGAATCCGGGATTGACGATTTCTTCCGGGGTTTCGACATCACGCTGACGAACGGCACTGGAAAGGGACAGACCCGTAAGATTCTGTCCTACGACGGCATCAACAAAGTAGCGCTGGTGGATACGCCGTGGGATGTTTTACCGGACACCACGACAGAATACAGCATCTTCAAAATACGCGGCCCGGCGAAGAAAGCGAAAGTCATCGATCCCGGCCTTGGGTTCTACTGCGAACCGACCGTCGATTTCAGCCCGTCACCCACCGGAAGCGGTGCGACCGGGCGCGCAATCCTTGGTGTGCTCAACGAAGCGCCCGGTAAGTTCCTGAACCGGAAATCGTTCGCCAACTCCGACAAGATCATTCAAGACTCTCACTACTGGCAAGACTTCAGCTACGACATCCGGTCAGGCGAAATGCTCAGCCGGTACCGGGACGTTGCCAAGGCACTGTTGCACCCGGCTGGCATGATGATGTTTGGGTCCGTCCACATCAAATCCATCGTCAATAAGAAGCGGTTCCATGATACTGTCCGCGAATGGATCATCGAACTTGGCACCAAGTTCTTCGACGAAACTCAGATCGATTTCGCCCGGCGGTTACTCATCAAGTGGACCAGCTACGGCGGCGTGATCGGCGGTACCTATGGCCGCTTCGGATCGGAGCGGAAGTTCCGTCTGTTCCACCCGAACGAAAACTTCAATCTGCAATACCCGCCGCCGAACGAACAGTACTACCGTGGTTCGGTGACGGCGAACACACAGATCGCCCACTTCCAGAACCGGACGATCTATGATTTCGTCAACTTCCCCAAACGCCGCTTCACGCTGGCCGGGGACAGCTTCATCAAGATCGACAACACTGAAGGCGTAGGCCGCGCCGGTATCGTGGGCGTCAGCATGCGCGCGATTGAACGCGCCAAGTTCTACGGATTCCCGCCGTTCGACGGATTCAATCAAACCTATCCGCCACCGAACGAAGTGTATTGGGCGACCAACGTTGCCAACACACAGATCAGCGCGTTTCAGAATGTACGCATCGACCGGGCCGCGATTTCTTCTTCACGGAACCGGAACAACATTGTTGGTGACGCTTACATCAACATCACCAGCATCACTTCCGGTGTGCCGCTGGTCGGCAACCTGATCGAATACGACTTCATCCAAGGGTCCGACGATCAGTTGATCTACAATGTATCGCCGAACGGCGGCGGTCTGTTCAATGCTCTACGCGGTATCAATGCCGCGTCGGACACCGATGATCCTGACTTCGTGACAGAAGGACTGTTCTTCACGACCAACGGCCAATTGGTCAACGGCGACGCAATTCCACGCCAGCGTAGGTTCTTCAGCATGTTGCTCGTTTTCCGCGTGGCAGACTTGTCCGTCGCCCGGACTCTCATCAGCAACATTCCCGATGCGAACTCTGATGGTTTCTCACTGGACGTTCTGGCCGATGGCCGTTTGTCTCTCCGGGCGCAAGATGGCAGTATTGCCCAAGTGCTCCAAACGATACCGGGCATTATCTCTGCGAACCAATGGTACATGGCGGCAATTCGCGTCAATGGCCGTCGCATCACATTGAACGTCAACAACAGCCTGAAAATCACCAAGCAACTTCTTGGGTACCCGGCTTTGCCGCCGGACGCACAGTCGCCGTGGCTCATGGGTTCTCCGTCCATCAACTACACAACCGACACCACAGATCCGGGCGTTTTCGCCAAGACTCTTCCGGGCCGGTCTACGTTTATGCAGATGACGAACTCCACACCGGGCTTCACGACGAACACCCACGATGGATTCCTGTCCTACTTCATCTATTACGACCGTCCGCTCGAAGATGATGAAGTGATGGCGGCGTACTACGGACTGTCCACCCGGCTGGTTTCGCGCAACATCAATTTGCCCGCCGTCGAACTCTAAATTGACATAGATGTGCTACGATTGATCGTATGAACTTCATGCGATCAATCTGAGCGCATGCAATCGCCCACGTCCGTTGGGCGAAAACCCGAAATTCATTCAGAGGAAAGGAACAAACGTGAAGACACGACCTTAACGTACAGGAGAACCCTATGTTGAAAGTGAACGATGCCGTCTTAGTGCTGAACGCCAACTATGAGCCGATTAACATTGCCCCGCTACGCCGGGCGTTTAATCTGGTCATCAAGGGCATCGCTCACGTCGAAGAGCACAATGGAGTCGTGGAAGCTGGCAAGGCTTCCTACAAGATTCCGTCAGTCATTCGGTTGGTGAGCTACCGGCGTATCCCGCACTTCAAAATCAGCCCGTCCCGGCGCAACATCTTGCAGCGTGATGACTACACGTGCCAGTATTGCGTCAAACGGCTTACCGCTCAAGAATTGACCTTGGACCACATCATGCCACGTTCGCGCGACGGGCGGTCCACATGGGAAAACTTGGTCGCGGCTTGCTACAAGTGCAACCACCGGAAGAACGACCAGACGCCGGATGAAGCGGGCATGAAGTTGCACCGCAAACCGATGCCGCTGTCGATCCACACCAATCGTCATGTGCTCCGCTCAGCCGGAAAGAAATTCGAGGCTTGGCAGAAGTACCTGTTCTACTAAAGGAAAGGCCGGGATTGCTCCCGGCCTTCACGTTTTATGGCAATGATTATCGAACCCAAGTACAAATGGTTCCGCGTTGATCTCAGCGATGGATTCGAACTCCACATCGGCAACGTCGGGCGGGATGATTTGCCTTACAGCATTTCATGGTTCTCCCTGTTCGTCGATCTGAGCGCGCCGAACTATCGCTGGTACTGGACAGGTGTCGATCACTACGACGCCCGGCCCTACCTTGCCTTCGGATGCGGACTGTTCCGCGTCAGCTTGCATTGGTGGAATTGAACTGGTACATCGGGATAGTAGCCGTTTTGACGACTTCCGAAGATCCTTCCTCCACCAAAGACACGGATACATTGTCGGCATCGACCGGCGCGGCATCGGCGATCAGAAATGGAGCGTTGTCAATGTTGATATAGTTTCCGATCTGGAATCGGTGTTCAGGGAACAGCTTCTTGAATTGCATACACTCTCATTTATCCCGGACAGGGAAACGAGAATTTTTCACTTTGCTCTTGACATATGAGTCGAGCCTTGGTATCCTGAAAATGTAATGAGGCCCGCTGGTCAGCCAAAAGGTGAGACTGGAAATACTGTTCCGAAGGCCAAGGAACTACGCAGCGGAATAAGGCGACCGCTGAACCGATGTTAGAGCGCAACCGATGTCTCACAAGGCACCGGTCGGTCAACGAAATTGCAACAGCACGCTGGCAGGAATGCCTGTGGAGTGCCCTTGAGTGGGTTCTTTCGACCGAATGACATTGGGGATTACCGCAAGGGACAGGACCCCGTGATGGACGCATCACGGGGTTTTTCTTTCACCCTACCTCTAAATACTGACATGCTTTCCTTCGGAACATTCCTAGCAGAATCACGGCTTTCGGTCAAGACTTCCGTGGGTTCGATCTCTTCGCGGTCATTCTCCAAATCGTTCAGAAGCTCGAAGCATTGGCTGAACACGACGCCCGGAAAGCAAACAGCATCGACATCGCCTTCTCCGATCTGATGTTCACGTCGAAGTATCAGATCAATGGTCCCCTTCCCAAGAGGGAACATTACGCCGAAGACATGCTTCTTCGATTGGTCCAAGAGATGTCGAAGATGAAACTGAATCTAGCCGAACCGAAGTCGTGGAACGTCAATCTCCGTGTCTACGATGACGGAGTGGATGAGTACGACACGCACATCGTCTCCGGTGGCACCGCCGCACGGTGGGCCGAATCGACGGCCAACAAACTGGACCAGATTTTTTCGGTGACTCACACCGAACCAGAAATCGGCTTCGCTGGTGTGATCGACGGAACCTTGGAAGAAGGCATCTTGAAATCCATCTTGGCGCACTACACCGACAAGTTCCGGTTCTAACACTGATCGGCGGTTTTGACCTTCACCGGCTTCACGGGCAAGTTTTCATACTTCACCTTCGGGATTTCTGCAAGGCAACAAAGCCCGGCATTGAAAATCCAAAAGTCGCTGTTCGGGCGGGACTGTTTGAACTTGAACCGGCCCCGGTTGTAGTAATTGACCAACCTTTTACGATCCGCCAAAAACTTCTTACGGGTCACCTTTTCGCCTTTTGGCATTTTCCCGGAATACTGTAACGGGAAAGGTTGGATCACCACAATGGAATCACGACCATAGTTCAAGATCGCGTGTTCAATGGCCCACAGCCCCAACCCATGCCCCCGAAATGCCGGATCAATCTTCATGTGCTCCAACACCATCATGGTGTCTTGACAGAAAATATCCTCATACCGATTCAGATATGACTTCTTCCACCAGTCGCCCGGCCCAAAAAACTCTTCGAAGACAGTCATCAGATAGCGGTTACTGTCGAATACATCGAACAAGGAAAATCCATTAACAGCGGCTTCTGTCAGATGAATGACATGAAACTCCATTCGACCGATCTCACGTTCAACATCGGATTCATCGGGGCAGTAGATGACTCCAGTCGTCGTTCGCACAAAACGTTCACCATCAGAATCCCAATCCTGATCTTGAGCAACTGTTTGGAACTCGATATAAATGTTGTGACCGTTGATCTCCATACACTCATCGTAACACACTGACTCCTATGTCAGACGACGCAATACGTCATCAACGATGAACCCGGCTTTGTCGTCCGCCGGGACGCGGATCAAAGGCAGCTTGTGATAGCCTAAGAACGTCTCCATCCACTTGTCTACTTCGATGGCCTGTTGCTCCGTCTGGTACCGGCCACGGTCATCGTAGGGCACCGTGCGGGGCAACAGATAGTGCAGATGCGTGACGCCGTGATCTTCCGCCGCCTTCATGACGGCCAACGCCGCCGCTTCACTCATCGGATTCTTGGCACCGTAGAAGCGCTCATAGATCGGACTGAACAACAGCGGCGAATCGGTGATGACCACATCCACCTTACCGTACAGCCGGGTTTCGAGCTTCAATTGCTTTGCAAGGATGTAGACTTGATCGAAGGGTCCGACCGGCTTGCCTTCCCATGCCCAAGCCTTGACGTACTCTTGGATAATTTCCACCTGTATCGCACCGCGCTTCTTCAGTTCAACGAATACCTCAGCGGCCAGCGTGGACTTCCCCACACCCGGCCCGCCGAACAGATTGACCACATAGGTTTTCATTCGATCCATCCTAGTGGGTGTTTCACCACTTCCTGACGCAGTTCCGACATCGGGTTCAAATAGTGCCAGCCGATAAGCCGGGCCGGTGCTCCCTGATCGAACGTAGCTTGCGACCGGCCAGCCCGGATCAATTGCAACAATGCCGCCTTATCGATCCAGCCGGTCACCAGAAACGGATCATACGACCGCACCAGTACATAGATGTCGTCTTCGTCCGGGTCGTCGGGCCGATAGAACAGATTGCCATCAGGACGCACCGTATGCTTCACCTGTACGCTTTTGTCACCCCACCAGCACCCATCCCCACCCGGCGCGCGGAAAACGTTCACAGTCGGTGTGTACGTCACTCCTAACGATATCGCCGCCGCGATCTCCCCGCCCACAGCATAGAAGTTCGTCGTCTTCCCATCACAGATCGTGCTGTTCGGATTGACGCTCTGATCCATGTAGGACTTGTGTCGCAAGTTGCTCTTCTCCGATTCCCTCTTGCGAAGTTCCGCTGTTTCCCGCGCCAGCCGCCATCCCTCTTCGTTCAGGAAGACGCGATCCGGCTTCGGGTAGATCCCTTCTTCAAACCGGGCGATGATGTCCTTCGCTACGCCGAAACGCATTTCGTACCCTCAAGCATGTTGGTCAATACCGACTTCAATTGATCCACCGGATAGGAACATGCGCCGATCCGCATCCACCAGATGTCCTTCGTCGCGCCGCGCCCACTGTCGTTCGACGACTCAATCGGCAACGTTTCGTGATAGTACGGTGGTGGAGTTTCCCGATAGACTTGCTTCACCCGCGCCAATGTCGTGACGCCGAAGATTTCCACGGACGTGTACCGTTCCGCCGCATGCACCAGCCGCAAAGCCTCTTGCAAGTCTTCCGGCGTCGGTTCCGGGTGGTTGTGAAGCCATTCCGTCACCGCCGCCCAATCTTCCTTCCGCATATGGTTCTTGGCTTTCGTGTGCGCCGGATAGTAGCCTTGGATTGCCACATCCGCCCGGAAATCTTCTTCGAGATTCTTGTGTACGAACACCTTGAAATCGCAGTCGTCAAGGATTTCTTGACGACTGAACGGCATCTGTCCCCGACACGGCCATGTAGACACCTTGATCGAAAGAGTGATCCACTTGATCCCGTCCAAACTGACTTGAAGATCGACTTCGCCATCCGTGCTGACGATTCCTTTTCGGGTCTGGATATATTCGATGTTCCGGTTCGCTCGAACCATGAAACCAAGGTTTCTCAGATGCCGGGCAATCACCAACGCACCGACTTCGCCTTGAGCGATCATGTCCCATCGCTCACCGAACTCACGTTCACCGGTGTTGTTTCGATCCTTGGTCGTTCGGTACCGGTCCAGCGACAGCCGGTAGGCACCCGCGATCCAGAAAGGCTCAATCTCTAATACCATAAGCTGTTCTTCCTTCCCTCTATCTTAACTGCTCTTTTCCCGCATCTAAATACAATCGAGATGCCAGCAATCGTAACCACCGCCATGCGTTCCTACGCGGCCAAGCAATTCGCCGCCGGATTCAGCGATTCACAGAAGTCGCACTATCTCTTCCTTGGGCGCACGCTCCCGTGGCCTAATGAAGCGACCCCGCCGATGCCACTTGACGCACCCAAAACCCTTGCCGACAGCTATATCGACATGCTCCACGGCAAGAAACTTCGGGGCGAAGATGTGTCGCTGGTCATCCCGCGTTTCAACTGGACCGCCGGACAGGTGTATTCTCAGTACGCCGATGACGTGGATTTCTTCGATCCGTCGCTGACCATCCCGCCGTTCTACGTCGTCACCGACCAACTGAACGTCTACAAATGCATCAGCAACAACGGCGGCGTTCCCTCCACCGACCGGCCTAGCCACACCAACACGGCTCTTGGCACCACGTCAGACGGATACCGCTGGAAGTTCATGTTCACCATCCCGCCCGCCGAAGTCGTCAAGTTCGTCACGAATGAATGGATTCCGATCAAGACGTTGGCATCCGACGACGGCTCTCAGCAATGGCAAGTTCAACAGGCGGCGGTTCCGGGCACGATTGACCGTATTGACGTTATCACCCAAGGCACTCAATACACGACAGTTCCGACGATCAACATCATTGGCGAATGCACCACCCCGGCGGTCGCCACGGCAGTCATCAGCGGCGGCAATCTCATCCGCATCGATCTGAGCAACACCGGCCAAGGCTACCGTAGCGCAACCATTCAAATTGTGGGCGGCGGGCCGGGTGCCAACGGTGCGACAGCAAAGGCCATCATCAGCCCGCAATTGGGTCATGGTGCCGATCCGGTCGCGGAGTTGGGTGGATACTATGCCATGATCTCCGGTCGCTTGGTGGACGACGAAGGCGGCACCTTCACGGTGTCCAACGATTTCCGGCGTTTGGGCATCATCATGAATCCAAAAGTCCGGGGCGGCAACACGATCTTCACCGGCACGACGCTTCGCAACTACTACACCTTGACTCTTGGTCAGGTGTCCGGGCCGGGCTTCGTCACCGACGATGGCGTGAACACTCCGTCCGATCCGGGATACGGTACCGTGCTGGACTACAACGACACCACGAAGGTGTTGCGTCTGGTCGAAGCCAAGGGAACCTTCAATCCCGGCGACACCTTGGCGACCGGTACGACGACCGGCATTCTGTCCGTAGAATCCGGCAACATCATCAGCGCAACGGTCGTGGCCGGTATGACCCCGGCGACGGTACGCTTGGCGAACACTGCCAACGCAACCGATGACTACTACAACGGCATGAAGATCAAGGTCGGAACTCAAATCCGCACCATCACGGATTACATCGGTCTGACCCGCACGTGTAGCGTGGACGCCAATTGGGACGCCAACACCGCCCCGACCGCTGGCACAGCCTACAATGTCGCCAGCATCGTGGGACCGGACATTGAACCGTTCACCGGAGACATCCTGTACATTGAGAACCGGCGCGCGATCATCCGTGCGGAAGATCAGTCTGAACAGATTGCTCTTGTGGTGGAATTCTAATGCACGATCTACGGGCCGTTCTCGAACGCATGCAGATTGAAGGGATTGACTTCAATGACCTTCAGGCGCGCAACTACCAAGTCACCAAGACCGAACTGGCCCAAATCGTCCATCGGACCCAAGCGGCTACGGAAGCGAAGAAAGCACTTCAGAAGGTGCTGTCTTTCCAGCCGCACGGCGACGTGTACACGAAAATCGAAGAGGCTATCAAAGTGGTTGATAGCCTCATCATTGCCCGCGCTATGTTGAAAGTCGTCCAAGATCCCGACAACGAAGTGATCTTCTAGCCCTTCATCGCTTGAGCGGCTTCCTTCGGGTAGCGCTCCATCAGATCCTTCATGTGACGGATTTCCGCTGCTTTGCGCCGGGCAAGTACCGGCGTGGTCAGACGTTCGATGTACTTCTTGACTTCTTCCTGCAAGGTTTCCCCGTGGAAGCTCAGCAAGTTCGCATCGAACCACACCGCCTCAGAAGACCCGACAAGTGGGCGCACCCGCGCCAATACACGCGGAACCTCCACCCTCTTGGGAACCTTTTCCCCTTTCACGGGGATGTATTCTTGTTCGATCCGCACATCCATCAACTTGACTTCGGATAGACCATTCTCCCGCGAAATGGTCTGGAAAATCACTTCTTCCCGGTCGTGATCCAAGAGAGCTTCGACGACGGCATCCGCCGCCCGTTCGATGTTCTTCCCGGTGTCGATGTAATCACGGATGACCTTGGGTGTGATGCCCGTCAGATTACGGTCCATCTTGTTCTTTTTCATGCCGTCTGCTCTTTCGGCCACTCATACTGATAGCGGCCACTGTCTTCGTTGTTCGGGTCCGCGTCCACCTTCTCCGCGTCGCGGGCGATGACCTTGAGTTCATCCAGACCCGAATCAAAAATCTGCAATGCGGGTTGCCGAATCAACTGATCCACCGTCAATGGACGAACATCGTTGCTCTCCCCGTCACCATTCCGCGACTCCCGCAAGATGATCGGGTACCGGTATTTCGCCGCCCGGCCTACGCCGAACCGGACATCCTTGCGGATCTTCTCATCGGTTTCGTAGTTGACTATGATATCCGCGTTGGTCCAGTTTCCCCATTTGAACGTACCGTTCGTCATGCACCGAAGGGCAAGCTGAAGAAGGCCGAAATCGCGTTCCAAACGTTCGGCCTTCTGTGTGATGGTTTCGGACTTGACTCCGCGCGGCATTATCGCTTCTCCCGCTCGAAGGTGATCTTGTTGCCGTCGCTGTCTTCGCAGACCATCAAGGCCGGGGCGTCCTTGCTGTCCGTCGCCTCATAGACGCGGCAATTGCGTACCTGAACCGGCTGATCGTTGGTCCGGCGATTCGCCTTGTCCCGGCGCTCCGCGCGGGCGTCCGCCGCCTCAGCACGACGCTGCTGGATCTCATCGACCGCCACCGCGATACCGGCACCAGCCGCCGTCGCCGCCACGCCCGTCCAGACGCCACCACCGCGCATCATGCCCCACCCGCCACCGTAGACAGGCGGATAGTAGGCGCGCGACGGCATTCTGACTTGCGTGGGATAGGGAGTGTAGACAGGACCGCCGGGGAAGCACTCAGGACACCGGGCAGCACGCGCGGCGGGATACTGAGCGAAAAGGGGCGCGGCCAATAGGACCAGCGCAAGCAAGATGCTGAAACGAATCATGGTTCTCATACACCACTATGATAACCGAGAACGACATACATGTCAAGCCCATCAACAAAAAAGCCGCCCGAAGGCGGCATTTCTTAGAACGACGGCTTGAACACCGGAATCGTGTCCGGGTCGATTTCCCGGCCCGGCGAATAGGAATGATCCGTCCGGTAGTGATCCTTCTTGGTATCGTTCTTCTTCGCGCCGAAGTTCGCGATCTTATGCAGCAACCCGCGCTTCTTCATCTTCACCACGACGACATGCGGTTTCTGTTTCAGGAAATTGGCCTTGGCGTCTTCTTCATTCTCACCCTTGGCGACTGCCATCATTTGATGGCTACTGCCTTCAGGCTTGTACGTTACGTCGTACTCTTTCTGTCCTTCGGTGATGAACTGTTGATAGGTTTTCATTTGTGCCACGGTCCCGGCTTATGACCCGATTTTTTGAACATTGCTTCAGCGATCCGGCGCAAAAGAGATTCCAATCCCCCGATGTAGAAGTCCTCTTCGTGCCCTTCGTAGTATTCCGCTGTGTAAATGGAATCTTCGTCGTCGCCCCAATCAATTGCGTCTTCCGGCTTCGACACACCGGCGCGCTTCGCAGCGGTCACAATGTCCTGTGCCAGCTTCATCTTCGGAATCCCATGAATGTCCTTCATGTTGTTCCAGTTGCGCTTGGACAGTGCCGTCAGTTCCTTGTACTTCGCGACCCACCAGCTAGCTTGTTGTGGCGTCATGCCTTGCAAACCGGTTCCGCCGCACGGCAAACACTGCGAATAGTCCGGCATCAGACCAAGCCCATGACAAGTCGGGCACCCGCCCGGCTTCCACGACCGGCTCAACTCCGCTTCAACTTGATCGAAATTGATGCCGTGCGAAGCCGCAACACGCCGCCCGATTTTTTCGTTGTGTTGTCCATCAGGCGTTTTGTTGCCGTAGACGATCTTGTACTTGACCGCCGCGTCAACCATATCATGATGGATGGCTTCATTCAGCCAGTTGCCGAAGGATTTCATTGTCGATCCTTATAGTTTTTCGGAATACACACTCTTACCGGGTCCAGCCGGATCGACTCTTGCCAAGCGTCCCTTGAATTGGGGATCACCACGATGACTGGTAATCCACTTGATCGCATGCTGTTTCGTTTTGAAACGATGCTGAGTCACCGACTTGCCGTCGTCACTGAAGATGTTGCCGTAAAATTTCCCGTTCGGATCTTCGCCTTCGATCTCTTCCTTGATCTTCTTCCCGGCGGCGCGCTGGACTTTCTTGTCATGCGCCTTGCGGGTCTTCCGCGACGGATCAGTCGGCTTCAGACCTTCGTCTACTAGGTCTTCGTCATCCTCATCGTCGTCAAAGTCTTCTTCGTCTTCGCCGTTATCGAAGTCACTGTCGTCGAAGTCGTCTTCGTCGTCGAAGTCGTCGTCATCTTCCAACAACGCGAAATGTTCGGCGACAAGGCGCTTCTTCTCTTCGCTCAACCGGCGCAAAACGTGGGCACGAATGCTGGCCGTGACCAGCCCATCAGTGCGGACAATGTTGTCCTTTCGGATCTGTTCGACAATCGCCTTGCCTTTCATACTGATTATTTAGCCTACTCAGAGAGTTACGATACCGCTTGCGGATCTTCAAACGGGTCTTCCGGGCTTTCCACGTCGAACTCCACGTCGTCGCCGAACACAAATTCGGCCAGAAGTTCGGCTGTGTCAATGATTTCTTCCGTTGTCGGGGCGATTTCTGCCCGTGTGTAGTTGGTATCCGGCATACCAGCCTCAAGGTCTTGGACCCCGGCAAAATACGACTCCCGGCTGATGTCAAATGCCAACCGAAGCAATTCCAAACGGATTTCGTGGTGGTTCATGCTCAGTATCTATGACCACCCGTAAATAGCCGAAAGGCCGGTTCTCGTTTCCACAAGAACCGGCCCCGAATTCAACCGAAGGATTTTGACCAATGACACCATGCCTATCGCAATGCGGACGGGAAGGGAACCACTGCAAGGGTTGCTATCGCACCATTCACGAAATCAGCACGTGGTCAAAACGAACGAAAACCGACAAAGCGAAGACGTGGTTACGTCTTTTTCTGACGACGCCGTACCTTTTCAAGTGGCTTTACCTGACATTTGCTTTGAGCATCGGTGCCATTTTGGTCGCTTGCATCTTGGCGTGCATCTACATTCCCAAGGGACTTGTTCAGGCGGCGCGTCGGTTCCGGCGTAAACCCGTTGAGTAGCACCGACGCCGGGACCGTCATGATCGTGTACTTCACCGGACAGCCGCCTTCCAAAACCCGAAAGACTGTGCTGTAATCTTCCCGGAGTCCTTGTAGACGGCTTCCAGCGCTTCCAAGAACATGTTGGCTTCATTCTGATTCCCGGTCAGGTACAGACAGCGGAGAATGCGCGTAATGCGCAAATGGTTGTGGTTGTTCGGCGTCAACCAATTCGCGGCCTTCTCCCGGAAGTTGTTGGCCCGGATGATCCCGCCGTCCATCTTCCACTGGAAGCCGAAGAAATCGAGGATGCGAAGAAACGACCGCAACATGTTGGTACGGATCGTCAGGTTCGTTTCGAACTCTTGAATCGTCTCTTGATCCAGTAGAGGCGCGCTCAGATTGAACTGACTCCGCTCTTGCAGCGGAAACATCCACTGGATGTAGTCGTGAACCCCTTCGAGCTTGGCGTCCGACCATTTGTGCATGTCGGTGAGCAACCGGCCCTGATTGTCGGTGCCGATGCCCTTGTAGAACTCCACAAGCTGTTGATTCATTTGCCGTCCCATCCCATCGCGGCCAGCGTCGGGGTTTCCAGTTCACATGGCTCATACCCGGTGCCGCGCTGTTCCTTCAACATTTCATGCAACGGCAACACCGGTTCCAACCCGGCCAACTGGCGTTTGATCCGCCGGTCGTAGAGCGTCATGTAGACCGCCGCCGATAGGTTCACGCAATGGTGAGTCGGAATGTAGACGAAGCGATGACAATGCCGCCGCATCATCTGATTGACGCTTCCATCTTCCGGCCCAAATACATACACGGCGTTCTCCGGGTGCTCGAACGTCGTCATCGGTTCCGAACTCTCTGTCAGTTCAATTGCCACCGGAACAGTGCCGGGCGGAAGGTGATCGAAGGGCCGGTCGGTCTGGAACCAATTGACGGATCGGTATCCCTTCATTCGTTCTTCCCGTGGAATCCTCTCACGGGACTCCGGGTCGATCTGGATGCGCTTACCCGTCCACATTAGGGTGTCCACGCCGAAGCATGAGCAAGCCCGGATCGTGCCGCCGATATTGTGAATGTACTTCGGGTTGGTCAGGATGACCGCCGGTGTCGTGACCAGTTTCATACCCGCCGCCGGAACTCGAACTCATCTTCGCCGCCGGGCATGTCCGGGCCGAACGATCCGTCCCATCCTTGCAAATCCGCACGGATCGGCTGTCCGGCGGAAAGTTCCCCGCGCGGGCGCATGGTCGCTTGGGTGATGTCGATGTTCTCCAATGCGGATTCGTTGAGACGCTGGACCTTCGCCAGCCAAATGGTCGGACGGTCCACCCGGCTCATTTCGATCAAATTGGCGACGCCGCCATCGTTGAGATAGACCGTCATACCCCGCTTCACGTCTTCCGGCGATAGCGCAAAGATGCTGGTGCCGGTCTTCGGCGGGAAAGTTTTCCGCGCCGTGGTTTCCCCGGTCAGAAGGTCTTGGACGAAGATTTTGCCGCCCTTCTCCGACCACTTGATGACGATGTTCCCCGCACCCCGGCGAAGAGCTTCAGCGGCCTTGTCTTCCCCATAGATGCCTTCCTTGGTGTACCGGAACGCGGACAACTCCTGTCCAAGCACCCGCATGGCCGTATTCTGATCCACCATTGCCGGTGAACCGCCCGTGAACTTCGGGCGCACGTCGAACCGTTCTATGCTTCTCATGATCTCATCCTACATTCGTTTCACTTGTATGTCAATCCCTTTGTTTGGGAAGGGACAATTCCAGCGTTTCGATCTTTTCCCGAAGAGTGAAGTACTTCTTCGTCCACTCCATATCGCCCGGCTTGAATCCAAGGCTGTTGATGGCGCACGTGTGCATCGTACACATCGGGCGCATATGTGGCGGAACCGTACAACCCGATTCGCCCATGAACGGCAGACGCGGATGGCCGGTCGGAGTCAGTTCCGTGTTCCAGTCTTCCTTCGCCGTGATCGCGGCGAAGTCACAGTATTCCGGCGCGCAACAGGAATGCGGCGACCGACAGCTATCCCGACACTCCGGGAGTGTCAGTTCCGCCATTTGCTGATACAGGATTGGTAGCTGGACTTTCGGGTCCGGTGGAGTTTTCTTCGGCACGTTTCTTCCTTCGCGGGTTCAAGTCGCGCATCCGTACCCCGGCGCTCACACACGCCGGGCAGATGCATTTGTTCTTGCGAATCTTCCAGCCATCCCGGATCAGTTGCATCCGGGCCTGTGCGGAATTCTTGGCGCGGGATTCGTCTGATCGGACCCACTTGTCGCCCTTCGCATTCAGATTCGATTTCGAGCAACACACCGGAGCGTCGCACGACACTATCATCAGGTACGTTCCGATGACGCTCATAACGACGGCTCTTCCGGCAGATCGTAGAGAATCTGTGCATGGTCTTCGATGTCCGCTTCGATCTGATCCGGCTGTTCGATGCTGACCTCTTCGAGCGAAGAATCCGCGCTTTCGTAGTCGCCTTTCCACGACTCATACGCTTCGGCCTTTTCGCCTTCCTGCCACTTCTCCGACCGCTCCGACACGTACACATCAATGTCGCCCGTGATCCCGGCCACCCACTCCCGTGCCGGGTCCAGCGTTTCATTGTATGCCCGAAGCGCGTCTTCAACTTCGCCCCATGCCTTCGCCGCCGCTTCGTTGTACGCTTCGATGGCCGCGTCCAGCTTCTCACGCTTGGTGCGAATGTTGGCGATAATTTCGTCGCGCTCTTTCAAGAGAGCCTTGTCAATTTTTCTCATGCCGACGCCTTTCTTTCGTATTCTAACCGCCACTCCATCAACGCCCGGCGCAACTGAACCCGAAGACTGGTTTCATGACTCCACAACCACTTCACCCGCTCCGTGCTGTTCGACGTGACGAATGCCAGATCCGCCAGCGAAGTGGAACTGCAATCCAGCGACATCCGCGACAGACCGCCATCGGACAGGTAGTAGACATCCCGGCCAAGGATAAGGTCTTCGATGCGCTCCATCTGATTGCGCGCTGTGTGCCAAACCGTCTGGTCATCCTTGCCGGTTAAGGACTGGTCGATCCGCGCCATCAAATTGACGACGGTGCGTGTCGCCGGGGACAAGTCGGCATTGGACACAAGTTGTTTTTCGGTCATGCTCTTTCTTCCACTTTCACGAACCGCCCGCGCGCATACGCCCGGACATCCTGAAGATTGGGGAACGATTCGTAGATCACGAACACGCGGTCAGTGCCGTCATTATCCCGCCCGCCGGTGACGTATTCGACGATATACATGGGCGCGTTCATGATGCCCTGAACCGGCTCAGTGTGAACGATAGCCATCCGTTCCAAGATCGGCTTCGCCATTTCCGCCTGAACTTCCTTCGGGCCGAACGCGGACGACAGACCATGCAGAATGGTGTAGTTGAGAACGACGGCCACGAATCCCGGCTCATCGACCCGATAGTAGTGCTGTGGGTTGGGCGGGCCGATCTTGGACGCGATGTAGGAATTGTCCAGCCCGGTCAGTACTTCAACCATTGTTCTTCTCCTGTTCGTCAACCCAATCACACGCGGCCAGCAAAGCCATTGCGAATTCGCGGGTCTTCGTCGTGTTCTGTGCGCCGATGGACGGCCAGTTCACCTGATACCGCGCCGGGTCCGCAAGGACTTCGCTTGCCGGTTGTGCCGTCGCCGTGATGTTGGTGAATGTGTCCCCATCGAAAGGATACACCGTCGCCATCGTGCCGTTGTGGAGCTTGCGCGGTTCGATCTTCATTCTAGTGGAGCCATCCTTTCGCTTCGTGGTCCGCCCGGATTTTCTTGTTCAGTGCGCACAGATAGGTGTGAGCATCGATCACATCGTACTTGCTCTGGTCAACCGCCGCCGCCAACTCCGGGATGAACGTTTCCATCACCGCGACGCCCGTGGCCTTGTTCACGATCATCCAACTCATGCCGCCACCGCCCGGAAATCCGCCGCTTCGTTGGCGTTCTGGTAAGCGCTGAACTCTTCGGGCGTGGCGGTCGCAACCACGACCTTCGGTGCCGCCTTCGCGTCCATGATGGACTTGATCTGTTTCCAGTACTTGCCAAGCATGTGGACGCCGCGCTTGTCGCGCTTGCGGCAAACCTTCGTCAACTGGCCTTCGGTCAGCCGCTTGCCCGCCGGGACGCCCCGTTCGGTCTTGTCGATGACTTGCTGAGCCAAGCTGGACAGGATGTTGCCGTCGAAACCGGTGAACCCGACACCATTGTCTTCGGCAGTGATCTGGCGTTCCTGCTCTTCAGCGGTCTGGCGCTCGAACAGGACAACCAAGGTTCGCTCAACCCACACGTTGTAGGTATCGAGCAATTCGACGAACTCTTCCTTCGTTTCAGGAATCGGACTGTTGTTCGCGTTGAATTTCATGTCTGTGTCACTCTCCACTAGTAGGATCTCACAGCATGACATATAAGTCAATACCCATCGCGAAAATTTTTCGCGATCAGAAGAAACAGTCGCACATCAACACTTTACAGTCGGGCCACCATGTCCGGGCCTGTTCCAGAATGACTTGGATTTCTTCCAGATCCAGTTCGAACGGGTCCACCCGGCCATGCTGATAGGCACGATCCAGAATCGCGGGACTGTACCGGCTGGTCAACGCGAAACCCACATAGGCGTAGGTGTCGTGACTGGTGTCGATGTCTTCATCCGGGCCAGAAGGCAGTTCATACGCACCTTCATCCGTTTCCAGCGAAAACGTAATCGAAACCGGATAGACGACACCCTTCAATTCCACCGTCTTCGAAACAGACGGCGATTTGTCATTGATCTCTTCGTCTGACAGATCGC